TTAGATGATTTTGGTGAATTGCAACGTGTTGGAAGAGCAACTGGTGATTTTGTGCAAAAATCTACAGAAGAAGTAGGTATAGCAACTGCAATTAATGCAACGATTAATGAAACTGCACACACATATTTTGAAAAATCATTATTAAGAATAAGATCTTTTCAAGACGATTTTCCAGGCTATGATTTAAGTATTCAAGACCCTAATATTAAAGGTGGAATTATAAATAAGTTAGATGAGTTGTATTCAGGTTTAATAAGACAAACAGCACCTGGTCAAGCAGCTAGAGGTGAAGGATTAAGTTTGTTTCAAATTAGAAATTTACAAAAAGATTTAGATATTTATATTACAGAAGCTCCAGGTGCATCGCCACAAAGAGAATTGCTTTACGATTTAAAAAGATATATAGATTCATACAAAAGAGATGATCCAAAAAGTATCATGACTGATTTAGCAAAAGAATCTATGGAAAAGATAAACACAAGAT